CTACGAACGACTGATTGACCCGCGCATGGGTGGTGCTGCGGTCCCTAGTGCAGAAGAGGGGACCAGCATCATATCGTTACTGGAGGATGAACAGAGGGACAAGGACGGTAATGTTACCGGACCCAGTTTGGTGTTCATACCCGCCCCAGGAGGTCAAATTGAAGAGGGGTTACAGTTGATAAATGATTACTTGGATTACGATAACGACAAACCCGTAACCGCCCTAAACAGTCCCCGATTCTTTATATCCGAGGATTGCGAGCAAACAATATACGCTATGCAGGAATACACCGGAAGAGATGGTCTGAAAGGTGCATTAAAGGATGTCGTTGATTGCGACAGGTATCTTTTCAAGGCAGGGGTGATGTCTTTGGACGGCAACCTCCTTGATGCAACAGGAGGTGACTACTATGAAGGTTAATTTTAATGACCTGCCGTTGACGTTACGAACCCATGAGGTGTGCAGTATAACCGGTATGAATCGCAAGTTGGTAATAGACCTTGCGGACATAGGTGTATTGAAACTCATCAACATTGATCGTCGTCAAAGACGGTTCCTGCGGGAGTCAGTCAGAGAACTGATGAAGCTTGGACCGGAAGGTGCAGTAATGGAAATATAATGGACAACAACATAACAGATATGACGAACGAGTTTCAGGAAATCGTTCGTAGAGGTAATGAGAGTTACGACCGGATGCGGCTCAACTGGGAAACACGTTACAACGTGTGGTCAGGTCAGAGTGATGACGGTCGCAAATGGAAGTCAAAGCTTGGCAGGAATCCTGTCCCGTTTGACGGGGCATCTGATTCCCGTCCACCACTGGTTGACACCTACGTCAACGAGGATGTGGACATGCTGATGACGAGTTTGAGTAGCGCACAGGTTTCCGCATTTCCAACAGAAAGCAATGACGCTGAACAGGCGAGTCTCGTAACGAACCTGCTGCGCTACCAAATTCATAATCAGATCAAGGAGTTCAACGATGAAGCTGAACTCGCCGCCAACTACATGCTGGAAAACGGTGTGGCAGTAGTCGGTGTATTCTGGGACGTAGAGGAACAAGCCGCTGTTGCGGACATTGACATGGAGTCAATCAACCAACTGGCGCAAAGCGCGGAGAACCTGTCCATGTTCCCAGAGATGATTTTATCAGAGGACAGGGAGGACGAGGCAATCGCACTTGGCATGTTGGTGCTACCGGATGTGAAGCAGTCAAAGATGCGTAAGATGATACGCGAACTGCGTTCCACCGGAGCAACAACCTATCCGGTCAAGATGACCGTGAAGAACCGTCCTACGGTTGTGTCGCTGCGGCTTGGAGAGGATTTCTTTGTACCACTGGATACCACGGAATTGCAGGATGCCAGACGTTGTTACTACAAGGAGTTTGTCACCAAGGAAGCTTTATACGATGGCATAGAGTCCAAGGGGTACGACCGCAAGTGGGTTGAGGATGTGGTTGATAAGACCAAGGGCAAGACCATCACAATGGACCGCAATGCGTTGTCTGCGAGAAGCAACTCAACACGCAGGGAGGTCATATTCGATGCCAAGGAGGTTTACGAAATCGTTCACTGCTACGAGCGCAAACTTGATGAGGACGATGTGCAGGGAATCTACTACACATGCTTCTCACCACACTTACCTGTTAACGAGAGAGGTAAGGAGACATTTGCTTTTAGTGAGTTGATGAACTACGACCACTGTCAGTATCCGTTTGTGTTGTTCAGACGCGAGTGGTTGAGCCGCAGGGTGGACGATACCAGAGGTTACGGTGAGATAGGGTTCACATGGCAGAAGCAGATCAAGAACGAGTGGGACGCACGGGTGGACCGCAACTCGCTTGCGACCATGCCACCGTTACACCACCCGCCGGGAAGACCTCCGACAAAGTGGGGACCGGGAACACTTGTTCCACGGGTTCGTCAGGACGACTACCAGTATGCGGACGTACCGGCATACAACGCAGGTAGTAAGGAGATCGAGGTCAGTGTCCGTGAGACATGCGACCGATACTTCGGACGGGTGACAGGACCGGAGAACCAACCCTATGCCATGATGCGCCAACAGCACATGGTGTCCAAGTGGCTCAAGAACTGGCAGAGGGTAATGGAACAGGTACTCGCCCTGACGCAGCAGTTCGCCTCAGAGGAGTTTTTCTTCCGTGTAGTGGGTTCGTCCAAGGCGCAGATGTTAAGTGCCAGCAGAGACGATATACAGGGTCAGTTTGACATACAGTTAAACTTTGCAGTGGCTAATCTTGACCAGCAGTTGATGCAGAGGAAACTGGAACTGTTGAAGGTTGCTGTTGGTGAGTTTGACACACAGGGAGTGGTTGACCGTGCGGAACTCATGCAGGTCGTGTTCAGCTTCATTGACCCAGTGCTGGGTGAGCGGTTGCTGATGCCAACGGAGACTGCGGCTCAGAAGGAGATAGACGACGAGAAGAACGTCTTTGCCAGATTGTCCGCAGGTGTGGATGAGGATGTCCGTGAGGGACAATCCCATGAGATGCGCTTGCAGGTGCTACAACAAATCTTGGAGAGCAGTCCAAGCGCCCAGCAACGCTACCAGCAGGACGAGGAGTTCAAGAGTCGCGTTGACAAGCGTATGCAGCAGTTACAATTCCAGTTGCAGCAGAAACAGAATGCAGTAATTGGGAGGTTGGGCGCATGACGGAGAACGATCTCAAGCTACTGATTAGCGACCCTCGCTTTGCGGCAATGCGTAAGCTACTCGATGATGTCAGGGAGGAACTTATATCCCATGTAAGTCATCAAGGGACCGCAATGGAGCATGGTGCATTGGCTCATAGTTCCGGTGGTATAGATTGTATAAACCACATCTTGAACAGGTTAAAAGCAATCGAGGAAAAACAAGATGTTGAATAGAAATAACCCTTTTTAGTGTTAGTTCATGGTTACTGGTCATAGTTGTTAGTTGCATAACATCAAAAAACTGAAAACCCGTGTACATAGTGCGCGGGTTTTCTTTTGTTCCCACATAAAACAATCGGATTAAATCACCTACTTGCAGGTTAATAGCATGGTAACAGAAACAGACGGAGCAGCAGACTCCCCAACTGCGGAAATGGGTCTGAACGACCTTAAAAGGTTCTTTGAAAACAACAGGGTTGGAAAGAATGAAAGTGAGAGTGCAGATAGCGAACCCTCTCCTGACATAGAAAACCCTGTCGAGGAAACTGAAGAAGTTCCTGTCGAAGCGGAGGATTCCTATGAATCCGAAGAGGAGCAGGAATATGATTCTGATGTTGAAGATTCTGACGATGCAGAAACCGATGAGGTTGAGCATGAGGAAGACGAAGTGGACCCAAACGTCCCGCAGCATCTCCAGAAGAAGATCAATAAACGGATTGGAAAGTTAACGGCGCGAGCCAAGGAAGCTGAAGAACAAGCAACCAAGCAAGCCGAGAGGATTGCCGAGCTTGAGCAGCAACTTGAAAGCGCAAACCCCGATCAAACACCAATACAAATTGGTGATAACCCGTTGTCAAAGATCAAAACCCTGGGGGAGTTAAAGGAACATAAGTCCAAGCTTACTCGTTGGAAGAAGTGGTTAAGAGAAAACCATGATGGTTTTACCGCTAACGAAAACGGGGAGGAACGTGAGTATTCTGAAAGTGACGTAAGGCGCATGATGTCCGACATCGAGTACGAGTTGGAGGAACATGTACCGTCACGGGAGGAGTACCTGCGGGAAGAAGGCAACATTCGTCGCGCAGTCGAGGATGTCTTTCCTTACTGGAAGGACAAATCGAGTCCGCAGTACCAGCAAGCAATGTCAGTTGTACGGGAAGCACCCGAATTAAGGATGCGACCCAACTGGCAAGCAAATGTGAGCATCTACATGCTTGGATTGCAGGAGTACAACCGGATGGTGAATGGGGGTAAGAAGAAACCCGCAAAAGCGGCTAAACCCACTCGCACTGCGACAAGACCGAAAGCGCAACCTAAACCTGTCCGCAATAGCGGCGCAGCAAGGTTGGAGGACGCACAGAAGGAACTCATAAACACAGGGTCAAGAGGTTCCCTCACCAACTGGTTCGCTGCCAACAGACAAAAATAAATAATAAATATTATGCCCGAAGCAAATACTTATGACTTATATAACACCAATACGACTGGTCCTTCCAAGGGCAATCGTGAGGAGTTAGCTGATTTTATCAGCATCATAGAACCCGAAGTTACCCCTGTTACCAGTGCGATTTCCAAAGGTTCTACAAAGTCCGTTTTTACGGAGTGGTTGTGTGAAGACCTGTCCCCTGCCAAAGTTGGTTCAACTGCGGAAGGTCACGACAGTTCCTCATGGTTTAACAAATCTGAAAACCGTGCGCGTTTAGGTAACTATATTCACATTTCAAAACGTGAATTTGGTGTGTCCGACATCCAGCAAGCGGTTGACCAAGCAGGTATTGATTCTGAAATCGACCATGCAAAATCCAAGTCAGTACGCGAACTAAAGCGCGATATTGAAGCGGTTGTTTGCGGCGCTCAGGATCGAGGTAACACTTCAGGTGCTTACGCTTCGCGTGGTTTGTTTAATTGGACTCAATCTGGTGCGCCGAGTGATGTTCCAGCAGATTACCGAACTCGCGCAGGTGCAATCTCCGATGGTAATGATGCTGCTGGCGATGACGACATGACTGAAGGTCAGTTAAACACTGTTCTTCAGACATTGTTTGAGGTTTCCGGTGAGAAGAAGAGTTACATGGGTGTTATGTCTCCGATTGTTGTTGATATTATTGACAACTTTACTCGCGTTGAAGCCACCGGAAAGACTCGCTACCAAGTTAACGAGCAAGCCGGTAGCAAGACGATTAACATGGAGGTTAAAACCTTCAACTCGTCTTTTGGTATCATCAATGTCGTTCCAAGTGTGTTCTTGGGTGGTTCTAATACTGGTGCTGAAAACGCATCGGCTGAAGACGATCTTGTGTTCACTAATGACGACGATGCCGGTCTTATCTTGGACACGGACCTTCTGGAATTGAAGTTCCTTGACCCGATGCACACCGAGACCTTTGAGGATCGTGGTGGTGGACCTCGCGGACACGCTAAAGCGGTTTACACGCTTTGCGTAAAGAACCCGAAGGCAAACGGCAAAATCTTGGCTGCCGACAACCACGGTGTTTAATGGCACAGGTATTTATACCTAAATTCAACAACCTCACCCCAAGCAACCAGAAGTCGTTTGAACGCGAACTTCGCTTGGGGGGGGTTCTTAATCGTAAGCTTCAACGGGAGAGGGGTGAAACCTTCTCCCGTCTGAAGCGGACGGCACAAAGACATCGCAACTACGAGCGGAAGAAAGGTTGCGAGTTTGAGTTATTGTCCGTGACTGACGCACGAACTTGGTTTCGTTGGCAGCAGGTGGACCCTCACTTCTGGTCAGACAAGAAGAACATTGAGAAGTTCACACGGGACAACCCAATAGCCGCTCCTTGGAAACATGCGTAAGGTTCGTTATAGCGACCTACTAAAACGTGCTGCTGAAAGAAGTCAGAGAAACTACGCTGATTTAAGTAATGATGATGCGGAGTTTCTTGAAGCTTTTATAGAAGCAAGATTACGCGAAGCGTGGGAGAGGACCGAGTGGACCGATCTCATGCGTATTGAGAAGCGCACCTTCAGACAAGCTTGGGCATCCGGTTCCCATGCTGCGCTCACAGAGAGGTATGACCGGAACGCTGACAGGTACGTTGTCGCCTTGAAGACAACATCAAACGCTCCTTCAGATTCAGACGGAGTCATCCATGCGGATTGGGCAGAACTCAAGTCCTCCTACTCAAGCAGTAAGTACGATTCAACAACGGACTACGCAGTAGGGGATTGTGTCTATTACTATGTAACAGACAAATACTACCAAATGCACACGGATGCTTCTGCGGGAACAGTACCAACAACCACCGGCAACTGGGGAGAACGTCCCCTGTTCGACAAGTATGTGGCACTGGAACAATCCTGGGAGACAAACAAGATAGGAACCCCAACAAACATCTGGGATAAGAACCGCAAGCTTGATGGTACTGCGGAGAACAGACGGTTCTTTTTAAGTCACAACGGCATACAATGCCCTGACGGTCCCAATGAGGTGTATGTTGAGTTTAGGGTTAAGACACCGGACACAACGCACACTGCGAAGTATTCAGCTTCCACAACCTACTACACGGACGATGTAGTCAGGTATAGGGAGGTCGCAGACGACAGTGTGTTTGATTTGTACACCGCAGTATCAAACAATTTTTCAAACAATGCACCAACAGTGGGTGGAACCAATTCTTACTGGGAGTTGGTGGAGATACCCCACATCTTCAGAGATTACATTGTGCATGGTGCTGCGGCAGATTTGCTGAAGCACGACGAAAAGGAACACATCGCAGTGCTGGAGGAACAGCAAGCGCAGGGTGCGCTTCTGGCTCAATTGGATGTGCAGGAAAGACAATCACAACAAAACGAATTTTTCAACGTAAGGACTTATTCTCATGCCAACAGTTAAACAGGTAAACGTAGCAATCAACACTGACGATGTTTTTGGGGTCAGCAGCAGTGCAACACAGGTCTTGGAAAAGACAAGTGACAGACGCTCATTGTCGATTCAGAACGTAGGGTCAACAAAGGTATATGTGCGTTTTGGTTCTGCCCCAGCGTTAAGTGGGACAAAGCGGTATTCATTTATTCTTGCACCAGCAAGCGGCTCAGAAGAGGGCGACGGTGGTGTTCTGACAGTCGATAACTACAACGGTTCTGTTTGGGTTGCTACTGCCAGTGGCACATCAACAGTAATAGCAACTGACTTCATAGGATGAGCGCAACAGTATCAGCATTCGGACATCGCGGCACAACGTCCAGTGTTAAGACGGAAATCGTCCGCGAGTTAGTCAACGCCTCCGACGGCGCGGGTCTGCATTTTGTCGATGGCGGATATGTAGATTTAACGAACAGCGCAGCAGCAGAGTTTGGCAAAAGCGATTTCAGTCTGGAGTTTGTGCTGAATCAGACTAAACAAAACTCGTCTTCAAATTACATATATTTTTCGCACACCTCTGGCCCAGACCGTTTCTATGTGCGGCATACTGGCAGCGATACACTTATATTGACATTTAGAGACGCAAGTGATTCTTCCACTCAATATACCATAGATTATGGACTTAACCAAAACTTCGGAACGCCAACGCACTACGTTTTAACTTGTGACCGAGACGGCGACGCAACTCTCTACAAAAACGGAAACAGCGTTGCTTCAGTTTCGATAAGTGCGGCAAGCACAGTTGACATAGGTGCAACAAATTCTTCAGTTGGCAGAATCGGCTCAACGTCAACGATAGGAATGCTGGGAACTTTTTACCGCTTCCGCACTTGGAACAAAGCACTCAGCAGCACAGAGGTGCAGACAGCATACGAACGCGCTGACGTTGATTTTGCTGACCAGTATGGCACGGCACGGTATACTAGTAATTTTTCAAGCGGCGTTGATGGCTTTTCAGCGTTTGGCAGTGGCGCAGCAATTGGCCACAGCGGCAGCCAGATAAACATTACTGGCGCGAATACTGACGGCGGGAAAGGCATTTTTAAAAACAGTTTACTAAATAGCGGATTTAACCACCGAGTCACTGTCACTGGTTCGTGTGCTTCTGGCACTAAAGTTGTCGGCATTGGCACTTCGTCAGCAGAAACGTCAGAAGCTGCCAAGCAAATTACACTTACCACAACTCCGACAACTTTTGTGGTCGAACAGAAGTTCAGTCACTCAAGCACGGGGTTGCAAGCGTTAAACATAGAGAGCCAAGACACGAATAATGTCACATTTAGCTTTACTGCTATCAAAGTCGAACAAATCGGCGCGGTCAGCGACTACGACTTGGCATTTGCATCGCCAACGCAATCCC